TTCTTCCTGTGAATCAACGTCGCTAACATTCACTTCTGTTAAATTACAGAACTGATATGGTCGCAGAGCGATCTCGCAGCAAGGGTTAGTCCCCCAGTCCTTATCGTTAGTAAAATAAAACCCTGGTTCGCCTGAATTTGAGGCTTTTACTCTATCCCATAGCTCCGCAAAGTATTCTTTTGTTATGCGGTGTCTCATCAGGACAATTGAATTGTTTGCTCTACCTCGCTGGGGGCTAGTTTCCCACCATTTACCAGTTTTTGAGGCGAGCATTTCTTCATCGTCGGCGCTAAAAAGAGAGATAAGAGCAGCGCGGCGAATACCACCGGCAAGTACAGCATCGGCAATATAACAAACAATATCGTGTACCTCAATTGGCTCAAGTTTGTCGCCACTTTCTTTCGCGTCAAGTATACCCTCGATTTTTAATAAGCACTCTTTGAGAGGTTGAGGTCCCGGTGCTTTGCCACCAGAAGTAACTAGTCGCGAACCCTTGGGACGGATGTCTGAAAAATCAAACCTTATCCTAGATCCTCCGTGAAAATAGCTACGAAGCAAAGTCTTAACGGAATCAGCCCAGCCTTCAATAGAATCGCCAATTAAAAACCGGCGTGTTCTTTTTGAGCTTGGTTTCTGAACTTCTGGAAGAGCTTCAACATGATGCTTTTGAACTGAATACCCTACACCAGTACCTCCAAGAAGAAGAAACATTACCTCGCTAAAGGAATGCCAATCATCAATAGGAAGATAAGCGCAATTATAAATACGGTTAGGAGCAACCTCAATGGGTTTCCCGCCAAATTGCATAGAACGCATAGAAGGGAGAACTTTTTTATCGTAGACGTACTTATACGCTTGATTTATCTCTTCTTTTAGTTCGGGATACTTTTTAATATGCATCTTCTTGTTTCTCGAAACAAGTTCCTTCCAAGTCTCCCGTCTTTCTTTCTTGGGCAAATAACGTGCATATTTCATATGCACTGTGATATCTGATAATATTTGATTAGCTGTTTGCATCTTTGCTTCCTTCATTTTTTGCGCTATTGAACTCCTTCTTGCTTTTCTGATAAACCTCGACAAGTTTATTCACTGGTTTTTTTTCATCTGAAACAATTGGGGCGTCCAGTATCTTTATTTTTACTCTTGATGTGTCCATAAAGATAGGAAATACAAGTCCATCTGGTCCGTTTCTGTTTTTAGCTACAAAAATGCGACCTTGGTTTGTGTTCTTATCTTCTATTGTTCGTGAAACTGAAAATATCATATCTGCAACAAAGCATTTACTAAACGCTTCCGAGATAGATTCCATCGTAATTACTTCTGCGTTCAAACCAGACCTATTAGTTTGGGAGGCTGTCCAGATAGGACATTCAAATTCTTGTGCTAAAGCACGGAGTCCTTCATAAATAGACTCTAACTCATTCCTTTTCTCTCTATAACTTCCCACTGGTTTGAGCAAATCACCGTAATCTACTATAATCATTCCAATTTTTGTTTTATTTTTTTGTAACTTTTCTAGATGAGAGTGCAAAGTATTAACTGATGCTGATTTAGTTGGGTACTCTTTGATTACTAATTTACCCTCGATTTCCTTAATTGAATCGTATACCATATCTTTCATTGAGTGTAGATCGCCAAGGCGGACGCCGCTAATACAGCTATCATAACGAAGTCCTGTCACCTCTTCTGATAATTCTAGTGTGTAGTGTACAACGTTGCGTCCTGCTTTAACGGCTTCTGCTCCTAGATGGGCGAGTACCATCGACTTGCCTGCTCCAGTGGGGGCGATGACGACGCCAAGCTCTCCTTTCCCAAGACCATTTTTTGTTAGTTCATCGATCTTCTCCCACCCAGTGGACACGGGATTCCGTGCTCGAAGCTCATATCGCAATTCAAAATCTTTTTGAAAGTCATGACCGTAATCGTTATCGATGCCTAGATTCAAGGCATCATCTATCAACTTCTTGATTTCATCATACGAAGAGCTTTGGAGGAGGTTGACGGATTTTAATATCGCTTCTTTTAGCTTCTGCTTCTTGCAAAAGTCGAGGGCTGTGCTCTTGATATATTCGCCGTCAGTGGGGGCTCTTACGATTGAGCGGGCAAAATATCGACGGACTTGTTCGCGTGTCGCTTCAGATTCATCATCTAGCTCTGTTCTTATAATAGAATCAAAGATTTTTGAGGTAGGATGAACTTTGTACTTGGTTCGGTAGTTGAATATCTTAGAGACAAAAACTTTTAAGTAATTTAACTCAAAAAAGTTAACGTCAAGCACTTCTTCTATTTGTTCCGAAAAGGGGCGATCTTCAAGAATTAAGTAAGCGAGTACTTCTTGAAAATTCTTGCCATATTTTGAGAAGCTGATGTTTTCTTTTTGCATTTCTGTCCCATGTTTATTTCTCTATTATACTGAATCAGTTCTCACTTTTCAACTGATATTCTATTAAAAATCTGGTATAGGTCTATCCAGTTGAACTCTCCAAACCCATCTTGAATCATCATCTTTTTAATTTCAGTCTTATTGAACGTAATCTCACAATTCTTGATTGTTTCTCTTAGGTATGTTTTCCCTTGGACACTAATGCTTGGAGCATAAAGCTGCATCATTTTATAATTTTGGCGGATGATATCTTCGCCTTCTATGATGTTAGTGTATGCCTTGGCTGCTGAGTTGGCATTCTGACAGTGTTTAAGAACCTCGTCAATGGTGTGGGATTCTTCATCTGATAAGAAAGGGAAGCGATTTGCCACGGTCGTTAGTCCGATACCAGCGATTCCAGGTAGGTTATCGCTTTTATCTCCGACGATGGCACGGGCAAGGGCCATATTTTGAGGGTGTATCTTGTGATTTTCAAGGATGTCTTTTTCATTTAAAAGTTGTTTCTGGATTGGTCGATACAGGATTGTTTCAGAATCGACCAGTTGGAAGAAGTCCTTATCGCTAGATACTATAATCTTCTGCCATCCCTTTAAACAAGAAGCGTCTTTAACAAACGAGATGATATCATCTGCCTCTACGGAAGGAAGAAGAAGCTGACACAGGGGCATGTTGTTAAAGTACTCCATTAAACGAACTTGCTGCCATTTCCTGTTTTCTTCTTTAGCGGCTGGTGAAAGGAAGGTGCTATCCCAGTTAACCTTTGCAGGCTTACGACCTTCTTTATATGCTTTATTAATACTTCGTCTGCGCTGGGATCCGCCAGGTCCGTCCCAACAAATGAAAACCCTATTGGGTTGTGTCTCGCGTAGTAGCTTTTGAAGGATCTTTAAGGAACCCTTCAATCCTCCAATAGGGTCACCGTTAACTGATAAGGAGGGATCGACTATCCACCCTCGGTAGAACATATTAAACATGTCTATGATAAGACATCGTTGCTTCTTCATTATAACCTCTTAGGATTTTTTATTTGTTTTTACTTTCTTGATCCTGAATGCGTATATACCGTCAATCGATAATGCTTTATCGACCATCTTGGCAATGAATTCATTCGTGGATGTTCCAAGTGCATAAAATTTAATCTTTGTAAGAACTTTTTCTTTTCTATCTGTCATCTTCTCGGTAGATTCAGAGTTGACGATGACGATACCGCATAAAGCTCTTACCTGATCCAATATCTCTGTGACTTTGAATTCACGGTCATAATGAATCTCGACAAGAGCCTTATACTCGGCAGATTCTAACTGCTCTTTGATTATTCTTCTAAGATTACGAAGAGTTTGCATAACGTTATAAATAGTTATTTCTTCTTATTAAACTTGTTTTTCTTTTTGCTCTTTTTACGCACGGTTTTGACTCTTGTCTTGTTTACCGGCTTGCTGATTGGCTTCCTTCCCTGGTAGTAGTGGCGGTTAATCGTAATGTTACGACGGTGGTTTCTTCGCGGGGAGCGCCAGTTGTGACCGCGCCGATATGGAAGCGGTCGCCAATCACGATATACCATAGAGGGTCGGCGTACTGGTGTCCGATAAGATACATACGGATAGATATCAGGAATTGAATCGGCATAAACGATCTTATCTGGATAGATAACACCCTCGGCTGGGATACAAGTGGGAGTCATAAAGACCCCGCCACTTAACATAATATATAATACACAAACGCTCATTTCATTCTCCTTTAGAATCAACCTTGTTCATTTTTTGGTCATACTTTTTGACGATCTCATCCTCTATTAATTCAATTACTCTTTGTTTAAATTTCTCATTTTGTAATTTTTTAGTCCATGTCTTGCTTTGGAACTTTTCTGGAGTTCCATCTTTATGGACTAAGGAGTACCATGCTCCAGACTGTACAATATTCGGAGAGGACATCAAAGCATCGAGCCAGCTTTCTTCGTCCTGAATGCCGGGGTTTTGACCAGTAAATAGTATGTTAAAGTTGCATCTCCTTCCTGTTGTTCCAAATCTTGATTTTTCTAGCTTCACTTGGACTTGATAACCGATCCTATCATCTCCGTCCATAATGAAAGATGATTTGGATTTGCGACCAGTTAGCCATACGCGCAGAGAATAAGCGTAATGCATAGCTTTACCGCCGGGTGTGACCCAAGGGTTCGTCATTACCTCGATTCGCTGCGCAGGGTTAGAAGCAATGTTAGTTTTTAACTGGTTAAGAACCAAGAAGGTAGCCTGTGCATTAGCAATAGGCACGGTCAGCTTCGACATACCCTTGGCTAAAATCCTGGCTTTTACTGCCATTGAGGATTGAGGATTGAAGTCACCTTCAACGTCCGAGATGGCAGGCGTTAAAGCTAGGGAATCCCAAATGAACAGCATTTGTCCCTCATTGGAGCCCAACAACTCTTCAATAGTCTCTAGGACCATTTCAACTGAAGTCGCCTGTACATACAGACACCTGTTAAGATCTACGCCAAGTGCAGCTAGATATCCTGGATCGATGGCTGACTCTGAATCAAAGTAGACAACATCCATATCCATCTTTTGAGCGTTTACAGCAACCTGGGTTGCCATCCAAGACTTGCCTGCCCCTTCGAGACCGGCGATCTCTGTAATCTTACCGACTGGGATTCCTGCTGTCTTTCCTCTACAGATAATCGAATCAAGAAAGCGAGATCCCGTTGGAATCCACTGTTTCACTTCGGTTGGGTTATCCTTGGTTAAGTCATGAGCGACGGACATCCCCACCTTCTTATTAATTAAATTCTTCATCTCTGTCAGGCTCAGACGCCCTATCTTAGTTGCTTTTTTAGCCATTTGTTTTCCTTTTTTGTTGTTTTATTTAGCTATGATTAATAGCTCAGAAGACTTCTTGCTCTTATTCATACCGTAGGACCATTTGGCTTCTACAATATTATAATCACGGTATAAATCTCTTATATCATCGCAATCGTTATAGGACAGAACCCAGTTTGATCTCTTTGTCAACAGGCTATGTAGCCCGTCGTGGTCGAAACCAGAGTGGGTGCTTCCCTTATCCCCATAAAGCTTGTCTGCTTTCTTTCCAAGCATAT